AGGGTCTTTTTGTATGGAATGACCACGTTGCCTTACCAAAGCAGCCATCATCTCAGTACTCATACCTACCTTTCCTTGCACAACATAGAAACCTCCATTAAGGGCTTCAAATGGGTGTATTCCTAATGCTTTGGCTCTCGCCATCACTGCATGGATTCCATGTTCACCAAGAGCAGCATAATGCTTAGTGGCCATGAGCTTTTTGCATGTGTCTTGGATTTTGTCCAACTCAGCAAGCTGTTTGTTAAAGTCATTTTCTTCAGGTATCATTAACGCGTTTGACATCTTTTCTCCTCATCTTTAAGCATTTTTTTGATTTCTTCTTTTCTTTGATCATCAGTCAAAGAAGATAACCATGTGACATATTTCATTACTTGTTTTTCTTCCTTTTTCATCTTCTCGCTATTTCGTTAAAGAACCACTCTAACACAATGCCTCATTTTAACGCAAGCATTTTTCTGAAAAAAGTTATTCTTGATCAAAAATCGGCATTGTGGCAAGTTGGTAGAGGAGGTAAATTATGGATTTGTATGAATGGCTAACACGCAAGCGGATTGAAGATCGTAACTTTAAGGATATACAATTTGCCAAAAAATTGGGCATTAATCGCGCTCAGATAAGTCGTTTGAAGCAAGGAAGGTACAGGCCTTCTGTTGAACTTGCTATGAAGATAGAGGAACTTACAGATGGCCAAGTCAATGCATGGGAAATCTTAAAGACAGCTACTGAAAACATGAAGGAGAAAAAATAATGAAATACATAACAATACCAGAAATTATTGAAGGTGGAAATTATCCTTTCACGAAAGGACAAATAAGGTCTCTTTTAATGAATCGGGATAAAAATGGTTTGTCTAAAGCAGTAAGAAAAATCGGTAAAAGATTGTATGTTAGAACAGATCTTTTTGATCTATGGATAGAATCTTATGAGGAGAGAGAAAATGGATGAAATCCAAAAACAAGATGATTCTGGACTCATTGTTACTTTGAAACAATCTATTGGCTTAGAATCTTTGAAAAAAGCCTATGATGATCATGATAAAACTATCAAATGTGAATGGGAAGCGATTCGCTGTGCAATTGCTGATCATTTAAATGGTTTAGAAACAAAAAAGATGAACCAAATTCCAGATGAAGAAGTGGACTACTTCGCTATCGTCCGTGATCATGAAAAACGCATCGCATTCTTAGAAAAAGCGTATATTGAACAAGCCTCAAATGGAAGGTGCTGCAAATGAACGAAAATGATGAGGATGATCATAACTATGCTTACTGCGGAATTAAAGATCTTATAAGATTACAGCGTGAAGTTAACATGAGATATTCAAAAATTCTTGATAAAATGGAGGAAGAATATGAACGAACAACTAAAGAGAATATTGCAAGAGATCATCTATGATGAGCGTCTTGAGATCTGCATCCCCTGGCGTCAAGTTATAGCAGATTTGGGCTATAAGTGGGTATAACTCGCGATAACTTGAGGGAAAATGAAAGATTCAGTTCAAAAATTGAAAGAAAAATGTCCTTGGTTTTTTAAAGAAAAATCACCGATTAAGTATACGGAATGCGATAAAATTGGTCATATGTGGACATGGATGCCTAAAAATAAACATCTTTGTATGAGATGTGGAATAATGGAAGAAAAATGAATTTTATAGAAGTACCCAAAGACAAATGGCCAAAAGTAGGGAAAGATCCCGAAAAAGTCTGGATTAACAAGAAATTCATGGTTCAATTGATGAACGAAAATGGAAATCTCAGGCTCTCAATCAATCGGGTTCATCACAAAATTGTTAAAGGATATAAAATCTGGGATTCAGGAATCACTTGGGATGAATTACAGGATATCAAGGATGCCCTTGGTTACGATAAATGCTGGATGGTGGAAGTTTATCCGCCAATGGACTTAATCGTAAACGTAGCGAATATGAGGCACCTTTGGCTATTACCTGAGAAACCTATTTATGGATGGAAAAATGAAAAAATTTGAAATTATTAAATTATTTATTCAAATAGCACATCTTGCCCTTCTTATCACCTTGAATGTCTTGATGGGTTGGCAGATTGCATTAACGATTTATTTTCTAATGTTGGCTTTGATGATACTAGGATTCATTTCATATATGGAAGATCATTAAGAGAAGCGGCGACCCGAAGGTCGCCATCTTATCTTGACTCTATTTACCCAAAGGACTATATTTAAGAAATTCTTGATGAATTGAACTTCGCCGGCTCTTTCATCAAGAGATTTAAACTGAACGATCCCAATATATCAAGTTCGGCTCGTTCAGTCAAGGATCATTAACAATTTTGCCGGTGAAAGCATGATTATTAAATGACATCTTCTTACGAAGGCACTCAAGATAACAATTCCGATAATAAAACACAACAGCAAAAATTATCAAGAAACTTTAAAGGTATTTTTATACCCCGCAATGTTTGGGTCGATAATCGTATAAACTATTTTGAGAAATGTTTATTAGCTGAATTAAATTCTTTAGATGGTGCAAATGGCTGTTTTGCTTCCAATGAATATCTATGTAATTTTTTTAATGAAAGAGAAAGAAAAATCCAAGAGGGGATTTCTAAATTGAAATCTTTGGGTTATATTTGGGTTGAATCTTTTGATGGCAGAACTCGCGTTTTAAAAACAACATTAGATCCTAAAAGTGACAAACCTTTATTTAGCACCCCTGAGGTGTCGAAATCCGCACCTCTGCCCTCCACTAAATCCGCACCTCTCTCATATATAGAGAACAAAGAAGAGAACAAACAACAGCAAGAGAGCTGCGTTGTTGTTGCTGTTTTTGCTTGTTTAAAAGATTTGGACATCCCTGAAAAAGATAAAATCGAAATCAGCAACAGCAACATGGAATCACGTGTCAAAAATGCAGTTGCTTACGCAACTCATCCTTCGACTAAACTCACAAAAGGACTTGTCCAAGCAATAAAATGGGCATGCAAAGAACAACCTGAAATTCCTAAGACTGTCGCGGATATTTCAATAGAAAATAAGGCATATGCTCAAAATCTTGTTTCCAAAATCTCAAAAGTTCCACATGCTATTTTTGAAGCTTTGAATTTAACCGTCGAAATTGCTTATGTCACTGGACAAAGCGATCCTTTTGTTTTGCACTACACAGAAAATGGATTCAAAGATCAACTTCACAATGGTTTAAGAAAATTTGGCTACAAAATTGATAATTTAGGAATAAAATGAAAAAAGAAAATATGACAATCGTTCGATGTTATGAAAAATCTAGACCACACATTCTTGATGTTCAAGAAGCTATAAAATATGGATATGAAAAAGCCATTATTTTATCTAGCATTGGTCAAGCTGCTCCTAAGAATACTCCAAGAGGTGAATTGTATAGATATTTTCCATATTGGAAGAAAGAACACTTTGAAAAATTAGTGGAAGAAATGCTTAAAGAAGGTCTCCTTGAAGATCATCCATTCACTAAGGAATTTTAGTTGGAAGAGCTCCGCAAATGCACCAAATGCCTGAGAGTTTTACACAATGATGATTTCTATCAGACGACGAATCGGATGGGACAAAAAGTCTATAAAAAACACTGCAGAGAGTGCCATATCTTTACAGTGCGGTGTTGGATTAAAGATAATACGGCCAAGTGTGCTGTATACAAAAAAAGATACCGGGATAAGATGAAATGATTCAGGAAAAGATAATCGTTTTCGTGCCGCATAAGATCATCAGCGAAGCAAATAACAGGGATCATTGGGCTGTTAAGCGTAAGCGTGCCCTTAATCAGCAATACGGCATCGTCGCAGCTTTAAAGAATAAATTCGATTATCCTTTTCCATGCATTGTTACTTTTGAAAGGGTAGGAAAAAAGTCTCTCGATGAAGATAATCTCATCCATGCCTTTAAACATGCAAAAGATCAAGTTGCTGAACTTGTTGTTTTAGATAAAGACCCAATAATCGCAGCCAAGGCCCTTAATTCTTCTTCAGCTGCGTCAAAAGGTGTTTGGGATAGCTGTCCTCACATTCAATGGCGATATGGTCAGAAATCGAACGTGGATGAGTTTGGCAAAAAACATCAACTCGGTTTTTGGATTACGATTGAACCCAGTTGTCCGGAAATTTCGGACAACTCAAAGGAAATATGAACAATTTTGATGTCAATAATCCACTTCCTTTGATTTGTTCCAAATGCACTAAAAAAACAATCGAAGGATGGGCTTTCAAACCACTCACTATGAAAAATATTTATTGCGATTCATGCGTTTGTGAGGTAATACAAGAGGATGCAAATAAATTAGGGCTGTCAATGTCTCATACATGCAAACAACCTCCAGACGATGCTTTTCTCTTCAAGCTCATATTTGGCTTAGTTTGCTTCGCTATCGCAATCATGATCATCGGAACAATCTTTAACTAAGGAATTTATGCTACAAGATCTTTTTAAATGTATCATCCGTGGTGGGGGATCGTTAAAGCAATATTGCCTTATCATGCTTCATATCGAAGACGTACTTTCTGAAATCCCTCAAAATTCTAAAGATGAAGCAATTGATCACATAATCGCATTCCTTAAGTCCCAGCAATCTCCAACTAGGATGTAAAATGACCAAAATCAAGCAGAAAATACCTTACCTTTTAGCCTTTTTGGCCCCGATTACCTTCACTTTCTGTACAGGATGCCAATACTTGCCAGAAACCATCCGTGAGTTAGGGGGTCTTAAATTCAAGGAATCTGTCGAAATAGATTTACCCGGCGAGCCCGAACCTGCACAATCAGAATTCCCAACACACTGTAACGAAGATGTTCGATAAACGGAAATATCGCAAATGCCTTAATCCAGTATACCCCAACATATGCTATAAATGCGGAGAGCCTCTCGAATATCAAAATTCTAAATGCAAATGCAATCAACTTATAGTCGAAGAAAAATATATCATAGAAAATCAAAAGCTCAAAAAAAGGTCTAAATATGCCACTCAAGAAAGGCTCCAGCAAGAAAACGATCGGAAAGAACATTAAAGAAATGGAGGCTTCCGGTCACAAAAAATCCCAAAGTATCGCTGCCGCTCTCAATGAAGCTCGAGAATCAGGTGCTAAAATACCCAAGAAAAAAAAGAAATAGACAAAAAAAACCTCTCCGACTAAAACAAAGTCCAAGAAGTTTTTTTCATTAGAGTCTCCTTTAGAGTTTGTTGGCCGGATAGCTCTCTCTATCCGGTTTTTAACTTCTCTTCTAATTCAATAAGATCTTTTTCATAACTCTCTTCCATCTGGATATAAAATAAATAATTATCAGCTGACTTCTGAGCTAATTCTTCATATCTTTTAATCTTATCCTTGACCTGCTCAATCTCATCCTGAATGCATTCTTTGTCTATCATCTTATTCCCCCAATCTACATATTCCACATCCATAATCATCACATGCAGGACACATCGGCTCCTCGTAATCTTCCGGCAAATCGTCTCCGATGTCTTCCATTGTGATCTCATTCAAAATATCTTCTAAATCAATGTCTCTCATCTTATTTTCCTTATGTTAAACGCATCTACAAATTTCACAGCCGCACATATCGCATATATCAGGATCACCTTGTTCTTCATCAATGTCCAATTCCTTATCTACCTTATAAAACATCTCTTCTAACTCTCCGTATCTCATTTATCATCCCTTATTTTAATATCATTCATGTGATTAATCATGGATTGCCGCGCAGCTTTCATCGATGGAAAAAATCCAATTGATTTCGGCCACGGATTGGCGAAACTAAAATACATCAGTTCCCATCCTTTAACTTTATTAATCTGACGTTTTACGAATGCATAACTATTTGGTTTATTCATTTCCATTCTCCTTATCGTTATACCATCAATATACAACATCGCATCATTTTTTAGCAACAAAAATAAATGAAAATTATTTCTCGCCTATTTCCCGCCTATTTGATATACCTAAAACTAAATGTAAAACCGCTTTATAAAAACATTAAAGATGAAATACTAAAGATGAAAATTTAACGCTGGGAAAAATGTAGGCAGAAAAGATTTTTCAAAAAATAGCCAAAAAAGGTAAAGTAATTTTGCAAATCAACTTTAACCATTAAGGCTATCATGCTAAATATACAAAAAACTACCAATTATGATCAATTTAAACTTTTTCATAGTAACAGACAAATTTTACCTCAGCGACTTATACAATCCATAAAAAAGAAAAATTTATTAGAATCTCATCCTATACTCGTTTCTAAAGATTTTAGGATAATTGATGGTCAACATAGATGGGAAGCTGCACGGCAATTAAAAGTTCCTTTATATTATATCATCGAAGATGGTTTAGAAGAAAGCGACATCCCGATTTGTCAGGTGCAAAGGCCTTGGTCGTTAGATGATTTTCTTGATTTTTTTGCAAATAAAAAAGAAGATTATAAATTCGTTCAAAAAAGTGCGAAAGAATTTAAGTTAACTCCTCACTTTATTATTGAAATTGCATATCCAGATCCAAAAAAAGCATATGCAGCATTTCGATCAGGTGATTTTTACATAAAAAAAGACAAGGAAAATTTAAAGTCTAAATTTGTTTTATTTTGTCAAATAAGAGAATTCTGTGAGGGTGTTCAAAAATCAAAATTTCACAAATCATCCTCTATGGCTATCTGGAGATTAATTAATCGCCCTGATTATGTTCATGATCATTTTATGGAAAAATTAGACATGTATCGGGAACAATTCATAAATGCTTTCAAATTTCAAAGTACCCGCAATGTTTATGAGACTTTAATTTCAGATGTATATAATCGAAATGTCAAAGATAAAAAAAAAACCCTCATGATTGAGCCAACGAAAATAAAACTTAGACGAATCAATAAAAAGATATCATATTACGAAGAAGTTTTATGATGTCTTTATAGGTAATGATTAACAAAAAGAATTTGTATGATATTTTCACAACTGCTACAGTAAAAGCAAATGTAAAACCGCTTTACATGATCATGGATCACGAATTCGGCGACTACCTCAACCCTTGTCTTATTAATAGGCTCCAAATGGATAAAAAAATTAAAGCATTGGAAAAGAAAACGAAAGGCCTTTTGAAGGGTGAAGAAAAGCTTCTCAAAACAGATCGCAAGAATGATAAAGTCGTTGACAAAGCCAAGAAAAAAATGAAAGGTAAATGTTAATGTCATATGGCAAGAACACCTAAGCCTATTGATTGGGATGAAGTAGATCTTTTAATAGAAGCTGGTTGCCAACAACAAGAAATAGCCGCTATCTTTAGAATTCATCGAGATAATTTTCATGATCGAATAGTAGAAAAACATGGTAAATGTTTCACCGAATACGCCTCACATATACGTTGTGCTGGACTAGCAAATATTCGTAAAGTTCAATATGACAAGGCTTTAGAAGGAAGCGTTCAAATGTTAACCCTTCTAGGCGAAGAATGGCTAGGTCAAGGTAAAAAAGTTGATGATATCCCTTCCAAAGATGAGCAAGTACATTCTGAAAATGCCGAAATGCCAGAGAAACATAAGCTCAGAACAGAGTTAGAAGCCAAAGATAAAATAATAGCAGAACTTCAGGCAAAAGTTGATAACCTCTCCCAAACAAGACAAGAGCTTTACGGAAGCGACGCACAGATTTAATATTTGGTGTGGTTCAATTCGTGCAGGCAAAACATTTGCTAGCATACGCAGAATGCTTCATGAGCTTAAATTTGGTCCCCCTGGTGATGTAATGTTTCTTGGTGTCAATAGACAATCTATTGATAGAAACATTCTAGAACCTATGTATGATATGATAGGTTTCCCTGTACCCAATCCTAAGACAATGAAATCCCATTTATATGGACGTAATCTCTACTTTGTTGGTTGTCCTGATATTAGTGCAGTTTCTACTATAAAAGGCTCAACACTAGCTTTGGGATATGTTGACGAGATAACAGAAATACCGGAAGCTGTCTTTAAAATGTTTGAAGGCCGTTTAAGTGTGCCAGGAGCTAAATTATTAGGTACAACGAATCCTGATGGCCCCTCACATTGGTTTAAAAAGCAATACATAGATAATGCCGAAAACATCGATCTTGTTCATTGGGATTTTACTTTAGATGACAATCCCATTCTTGATGAAAACTACAAGAAACGAATCAAAGCTTCCTATACTGGTCTTTGGTATAATCGTTATATCCTAGGTCAATGGGCATTGGCCTCAGGAGCCATTTTCGATACTTTCGATAATGACAATATCTATAGCAATCCTTTCCCTGCGCCATCTTACTATGTTGTTGGTATCGATTATGGCACTACAAATGCAACGGCTGCAGTATTATGTGCTGTAACACCAAATAAATGGCCACAGTTCAGGATAGAAGCCGAGTATTACTATGATTCAGCTAAAGTTGGTCGTGCAAAAACAGATGATGAGTTAGTTAAAGATATCCTAGAATTTATCAGTTACAAGAATGTAAGCGCAATCTACGTAGACCCAGCAGCAGCAAGCTTCAAGATTGCATTAAGACAAAAGGATCTGCCTGTTATAGATGCTAACAACGATGTCCTATTAGGCATTAAAACAATGAGTAAATTCGTTTCAGGCAAAAACTTAGTCATACAACGTGGTTGCAAGACAGTCATCGAACAAATACAATCTTACGCCTGGTGTCCCAAAGCTGCGGCCAATGGTGAGGATAAACCGATTAAGAAATCAGATCACATTGTCGACGCTTGTAGGTATAGCCTAACTCCATTCATGTTATCGGGTGATTTCGGAAGCCCAGATCAATACCTTACTATAGAGAACCTTAGACGCAAAGTCTACGAAGAAGACCAAGGCTATGGCTTCATGAATCCAGGTAT